GGGAGTGGTGTCCTGAACATAAAAACACATTTAGGCAATTTGAATGTACTAAATCTATTCAACCTTCTACTATAATTAATTCCTTATGTAAATATTTAAAGATTTCTTGATATTTATCATAAAATTATAATATGGCCCATCAAAACTTATCAGCAGCAGGAATAGCAACCGGACAAATTGTTGAAGCACCAGAAATAACTCAATTTGTAAATGCTTTTACTGGTCAACCTGTAAATAATCAAGGATATGATATTACCATATCTGGTTCACTTAATCTAACAGGTTCATTATTAATGACTGGATCATTTATAAGTGAATATAAAGGACAGTTTAAGACATTAGGTTTAGGAGTAATAGCTCCATCAGAACCTACTATGCTTCATGTAAAAACAGCAGATGTTAGTGATGATCCCCTTATACTTATAGAAAGTGATAATGCGTCTGGGGACGCTATGATACTTGCAAAAAACCCAGATACACAATGGAAGTATGGACTATCAGGGGCTAATACTGATTCTTTTATGGTGATAGAAAATAAAGGGGGTATAACTTATTTTCCTTTTAATATAAGCACAACAACACCTTCTTATGCATTTCAAATATTTAACAATGTTGTAGGAGTAGGAATGGGAGCTGGTTTTGTAGGAAACCCATCTAATTTACCCGCAAAATCCATCCAGGCATTTGCAACAGTAAGTGGTAGTTTAGTTGAAGGTCAAATAATATCCGCCAGTTCTAATACTGTTGGTGAAGTAACTATACATGGTACTGCATCAGATGCGTCATATGCCCAAGCAGCAGCAACAGTAGCAGCAGTTAATTTAGGGAGTGTTGTTATGACAGGAGCTAATACTGCTGCATTCTCAGGAAGTGGTAATTTTAATTCAATATATAATATAGTTTCAAATGGGGGAAGAGTTGAAGGAACTAATTTAAGATATAAAGTTGGTGTACAAGATATTAATGGAGAAAATATAATAAAAGGAAATATACAAGCATCTACCTTAAAAATAGGTGATCCAGATTCAGGTGGAGGAGGAGATGGCCCTATTATAGAGTTTGATACTAATAATAATAAAACTCTTTTCCGAACATCAAATCAAAATACTAATGATGTTCATGTTTTCGGTAGTATTACATCTAGTGAAGATATAAGAATATCAGGGAGTAGTACTCCTGCATTGATAGTAGGACCTCCAACAGGACTTCCTGTTTCAAATAATCCATCAGCATCATTATTCCATGAGTCCCTTAGATTTTATAAATCAGGAGAGACTACAATTGGAAATTATAATACAGATTCTTCTGCATTTTTAAATTTAGAAGTAGGAGGAGATCCAAACTTACAGCTTTCTTCATCAAACGAAACTACTGTAGTGAAAAGTTTAATACAGGCTTCTCGATTGGATACTGAATACACTTCAAATGCTGCCAAGGCTCCTCTATCTCAACTGGGCCAATTTTATACACAAATGGGGGGTTCGGATACAAGAGGTAATGTTGTGAGAGAATATGTTCTTCCATCTTGCTTCAGAGCCCAAGGTACTGCTCCACAAGTAAGGTTTAAATACTCACCAGGAGCCACTATCTCCACCGTCACCGTAGGTAGTTTGGTAATTGTAGTAGATTATAATATTAATTTTATAGGATCTAGTGATTCAAAATTAGGTTTTTATAAACAACAAAGAGTTTATGTGAAAAATGATGGAACAAATGGTACAATTGTTTTTAAATATGCAACTACTCTAGACGAATATCAAAGTGGTGTTGTAGTTACAGACCCTGCGTGGTCTATAACAACTAATAACCTTGAAGATTTTATAACATTAACCCTTTATGGTCCTACTCTTGGGGGATCAATTGGTTATGGAGGATCTATAAAAATAACACAAACTAGTTACGGTGTAAACCCAGCTGTAACTTTTTAAATATTTAACAAACCTAGTAATTTACAATATTATCCTAATATGTATAACAGAATTTAAAACCAATAAACATGAGTGAAAAAAAAGTTTTATCCCAAGAAGAAATTACTGAATTAAAAGAATTACAAGCAACATTTAAAAGTTTAACAGAAGTTTCAGGCGTTATCGAAATGCAAAATTATAACATACAATTAAAAAAAGAACAATTAAAGTCAAATTTACAAAGTTTACAAGAAAGAGAATCTGATCTTGCTAAGAAATTAGAAGAAAAATATGGTCAAGGAAGTATTTCTTTAGAAACAGGTGAATTCTTACCAAGTAAATAGACTTTTGAAAAAATTTAGTATATTTATCATAAAAATAACATAAAATGGCAGAAACATTAATTTCCCCAGGAGTATTAGCAAGAGAAAACGATCAATCTCAAATTACTTCACAACCAGTACAAGCCGGAGCGGCTATTGTCGGTCCTACTGTGTTAGGTAAAAAAGGAGTCCCAAAATTAGTAACTAGTTTTTCAGAGTACTTAGCCAATTTTGGTAGTACTTTTACTAGTGGATCAGACACTTACACTTACTTTACATCAGTATCAGCATATAATTATTTTAATAATGGAGGTACTTCATTATTAGTAGATAGAGTAAACTCAGGATCCTTTAGTACGGCCGACTCAACCTTAATTCCAGCTTTAGAAGCTGAAAGTGGGGCTTTAGTAGTAGGAAGAAATATTAGTGGTTCTTATTTATCTGGGGGTGTAGGAGGAACAGCTGGTACTTACACAGGAGTTGCAACTACAAACAGTGGGGCAGGTGATAATGCTTTAACATTAACTATAACAACCGGGGTAGCAGCAGGAAAAATATTAGCTTCTACAGTATTAGCTAACTCAGCAGGTGGTATAAATGCAGCTACTTCAGTAGGTACATTTAGTGATGTTTCTCAAACATCTTCTTCAGGTGGAGGAACAGGATTAAGTGCAGATATTATAACAGCAACAGGAACAACATTTACTACTGCCGCAGCTTTAACACCCACCCCTACTATTACTGCAAATGCAGCAGGAACAACAGCTGCTTTAGCAACTGTATCATCAGGGACAGGAACAGGAGCAACTATATTAGTAACATCAGATGGTGTTAATATTACAGGGGCTGTAATTGATAATGTTGGAACAGGTGGTGCTTATGTAGCTGGAGAAACTATTACAGTAACAAAAGTATTAATGGATGCTGATGGTTCAATTGGAACTACTGGTGCTGATTTAGTTATTACAATTGCACAATTAAATTTAACTTCAACATTAACATCAATTACAGTTAATGATGCAGGAGTAGGATATGCAAATTTAGATACTATTACATTTGCAGCCGCAAATATTGGTTCACCATCTAGTGACTTGGTAGTAACAGTTGCAACAGCTGATTTATCAGTAGAATTAGAAGATGCAATAGTAGTAGCAGCAGGAACAGGATATATAATTGGAGATGATGTTACAGTAGCATTAGCGTTAATAGGTTCCCCATCAGCTGATTTAGTATTTGATTTAGTAGCAGATGATATAGTTAATACAAATGTATTTACATTAGAAACTATTTCTGAAGGTACAGTAATGAATAGTGATGGAACACAAAATGCTAACGGAGCTATATCAAATGGAACTAGAAATAATATTAGATGGGAAATACAAGCTCCTAACTCAGGATCTGGTACATTTAGTTTAATTATTAGACAAGGTAATGATAATTCAAAATCAAAATCAATATTAGAAATATTCCCTAATGTATCATTAGATCCAAAACAATCTAACTATGTAGCTAGAATTGTTGGAGACATGACTGAAGTGTTATTAGGTGCTGGAACTGCAGACCCATACATTCAATCTCAAGGATCATATAGAAATGGATCAAGATATGTAAGAGTAAAATCAGTTAATTTAAAAACTCCTGATTACTTTAATAACGATGGTATTGCAAAAGATGAATATACAGGATCTATTCCAATGGCTTCAAGTGGAGCATTTTCAGGAGCATCTGGAAATATTGTAGCACCAAACCAAAATTATTATGATAAAATAAATAATAATGACTCCCAAGGGGTTGATGCATCATCAGTACCAGATTATACAGATGCTTTTAATTTATTAGCAAATAAAGACGATTACAGATATAACATATTATCATCACCAGGATTAGTTTATGCTAATTCTAACCATAAAACAGTACTAAATGTAGGTGTTCAAAATGTACAAGGTAGAGGAGATGCAATATTCATTTTAGATTTAGAAAATTATGGATCAACAGTATCAGCAGCTACAGGAACAGCCGCAAGTATAGATAATTCATATGCAGCAGCATATTGGCCTTGGTTACAATTAAGTGACCCAGATTCAGCACAGTTAGTATGGGTGCCAGCATCTACGTTAATGCCTGGAGTATATGCGTATAATGACAAATCAGCTGAAGCGTGGTTCGCTCCGGCGGGTATTAATAGAGGTGGTTTAAGTACAGTAGTACAAGCTGAAAGAAAATTAACTCAAACTAATAGAGATGATTTATATACTGGAAAAGTAAATCCAATAGCAACATTCCCAGGTAGAGGAGTAGTAGTATTTGGACAAAAGACATTACAATCTCAAGCATCAGCTTTAGATAGAGTAAATGTTAGAAGATTATTAATTGAACTTAAATCTTATATTTCACAAATTGCAGATAACTTAGTATTTGAACAAAATACAGCAGCAACTAGAAATGGATTTTTAGCTCAAGTAAACCCATATTTAGAATCAGTACAACA